AGACCCAAAACGGTGTCTATGTGGTCACTGATGTGGGTTCGGGCTCAACCAACTGGGTGTTGACGCGCTCAGACGACACAGACACTTTCGGTTTTGCTGGTCCTGACACGTTGAGCGAGGGCTCCACATTTTTTGTGCAGCAAGGCGCAACTGGCGCGGGCGAGACGTACACCTGCAACACGACTGGCGTCATCACGTTTGGCACAACCAACATCACGTTTGCCCAGATCAGCTCCGCGCAGATTTACAGCGCAGGCACGGGCCTGACCCTCTCCGGCACACAGTTCAGCATCACCAACACGGGTACTGCTGGCACATACGGCTCAGCATCTTCTGTGCCGGTGATCACCACGAACGCACAGGGTCAAGTCACGGGCGTCACCCCCACGGCCATCGCCATCTCAGGCGCAGCGGTGTCGGGCAACATTTCTGGCCAAGCTGGCTCGGTGGCCAACGCTCTGACAGCGGGCACGTTCCTGACCTCTGGCGGCACGTTTGATGGCTCCGCAGCTCGCACCTTTGCCGTGGATGCCACGGACGCCAACACTGCCTCCAAAGTCGTGGCCCGGGACTCCTCGGGCAACTTCAGCGCAGGGACCATCACGGCCACACTGAGCGGTGCAGCAACGAGTGCAACCACAGCGACCAACCTCGCAGGTGGCGCGGCCAACCGGATCGCGTATCAGACTGGCGCAGGGGCCACGACATTCGCGGTAGCGCCCACAGCCTCCAACCAAGTGCTGAACTGGAACGGCTCTGCGTTCACATGGAGTGCTGGCACGATCTCGGGTATTGCGCTGGGCAGCGACCTGAATGCACTGACGGCAGGGACATATCTGACAAGTGCAGGGACCTACAACGGCTCTACCGCACGCACGTTTGCCGTGGATGCCACAACCACCAATACGGCCAGCAAGGTCGTGGCGCGGGATGCTTCAGGTAACTTCAGCGCAGGCACGATTACCGCAACATTGAGCGGAAACGCCACAACCGCCACTACGGCCACAACAGCCACCACGGCCACAAATGCTGGTAACGCCACAACCGCCGGGGGCCTTGCTGTTAACTCGACCGGCACCAACAACGTGGCCAACCAAATTGTCCGCACCGACAGTAATGGTTACGCAAACTTTGGCTGGATAAACACGGTATCAGGCGACAACTCCAGAACGGCGCTTGGCAGAATTTACGCATCACAGGACGCGTATCTGCGCTACTACACCCCAGCAAACTTTAACGTCGTGTTGAACCGGGCGGTGTTTAACCGGGAATCCAACGGCGGCACAATGGTGGCGGGCAACATCTACTCCATCTACACGGGCGGTGGGGCAATCACAATGTATGTTCCAACAGGGGCAAACACCGCTCAGGGCGATAAGATCGTCATCAACAATCTGCTGCTGACGTGGGCAAGCGCCGCCTTCACTGTTGGCATAAACACCAACGCACGGATCATGAACTTAAACGAGAGCATGACTTGCGACATCAACGTGGGCTCGATTGTCTTGGTCTGCGCGTACCATGACGGTACGATTGGCTACTGGAACGTCGCCCCGGGCGGTTAAAGGAAAAATATGTCAAGCACCTTCTCCAACCTCAAGTTTGAGATCATCGGCAACGGTGAGCAGTCAGGCACTTGGGGCACCACGACCAACTCCAACATTGGTACTGCCATCGAGCAGGCCATTGTGGGCATGGCCACTCTGGACTCCGGCGACTTCACGGCCAACGTGGCAACACTGACGCTGGCCAACACCAACGCAGCTCAGGACGCCCGGGCGCTGTGCTTGAACATCGCCTCCGGCGCGGTGTCTGCTGCGGGCACGATCAACGTCCCGGCCATCCAGAAGCCCTACCTGATCATCAACGGCTCCAGCTATGCTGTGACGGTCAAGGTCTCCGGCCAGACTGGCGTAGCAGTCCCTGCAGGCACGCGCACGGTGGTGTACAACAACGGCACGGATGTCGGCGCTCAGGTCAACTGGCTTGGCTCCTTGACTTTGGGCGCGGCGCTTCCAATCGCTTCTGGCGGCACAGGCAGCACATCTACCACCTTCGTGAACTTGGCCACCAACGTCACCGGCACGTTGCCTGTGGCCAACGGCGGTACAGGCGCAACAACATTAACGGCCAACAACGTCTTGCTGGGCAACGGAACTTCCGCCTTGCAGGTAGTGGCCCCCGGCACTGCAGGTAACGTGCTCACATCTAACGGTACGACTTGGGCTTCGACAACACCGTCAGCGCAGGCTTATCCCGGTGCGGGCATGGCTGTTTCCACTGGGACAGCATGGGGAACATCTAAAACCACCCCAACCGGCGACGTGGTGGGTACAAGCGATACCCAGACTCTGACCAACAAAACACTTACAACACCTGTCATCACGCAGAACGTGCAGGTGATCGGCACAAACACCACAGCGGTGGCTTCGCGCATTTACGTGCTCACAGCATCTTTGACGTTGGACCTACCCGCCTCCCCCTCTGCTGGTAACTGGGTCGGTGTGAGCAATATGTCAGGGGCCATTACAGCCACCATCGGACGCAACAGCCAGCCCATCATGGCACTGGCCGAAGACTTGACGGTGGACCTCGACGGCGCGGGCTTCACGCTGGTCTACGCTGACGCAACTCGCGGATGGGTGTTGCTGCCATGACCACAACGTACAGTTTTGAGGGTTGGCTGACCGGCGAAAAGCTGGCACCGCAGCACAACGTGGAGTATGCTCGGGACGGGTATCTTCACTGCGTTGACACCACAGATCAGTCCTGTGTTTTGGTGCTGCCAGCCAAGCCACATGACGGGTTCAAGATCATTGTGCAGGACAAGTTCTCAAGCTGGGAAGCCAGTCCATTGGTGGTTCACCGCAACGGCAACAAGATCATGGGCATGGAAGAGCATCTGACGTGTGATCTGATGAACCAAGTGTTTGCACTGGTCTACACCACGACATCTGCGGGCTGGGTTGTCACGCAAGATTTGAAAATCAACAAGTCAAGAAAGGACTGATGATATGAGTACGTTATCGCAATTTGCGCCGTTTGCCTCTGGCGGTTTGAAGAGTTTTCAGACGGGATATGTATCAACAGATTCCCTATCCGGTAGCGGCGGAGGAGAAGATGCAAAGTTCTTAGACGTAACCGTATCGAGCGTAGCTACAGCTAAAGCCATTCCCGGCGGACTAATCGTAGCTGCTAATTACTACAACGCCTTCAACGCCAGTGCTGGTATGCGCTATTCTGATACAGCTAATTCATACGGCCCAGTGATAATGCGCCTCACATCCGCCACAAATTTAAGACTGTCTGCGCCTGGAGTTTCAATAGGCTTTGTTGGTCGCTGGCAAGTTGCCGAAGCAAACTAAGGAGTTGCCATGAGTTTTTACTACGCACAAATCAATTCAAGCAATATTGCTGAAGCTGTTTCCCAACTCAGCGGAGTTGTTGACGCCCCGCACATGATCGTCATCACGCAAGAGCAGTATGAATCTGCTTCAGTGATGGGCCAGCGTTACGACGTTTCCACACAGACTTGGGTGGTTGTTCCTCCAGCACCTGCACCAGACACATGGATCATCACGCGCAACGCATTCCAGAACCGTTTCCCAATGACATCGAACGGCGTGAGCACCAAGTACGACTTGATGACGCTGTTCTTGACCGACACCGGCTATGCAGCCTCTCTTGGCGTGACAGGCTCCGACCTGTACAGCTTGCGCTCAATCATCATCACCGGCAACAACCGTCTGGGTGTGGTGGCCAACGTGAACCTGCAGGCACAGGAGACCATCGACTACGTGAACATGACCACAAACGTGGCGTTTCCTGAAGTGTTCCGTCTGACGACAGCCGAGGCCAGCACACTCCTGACCACGCCCGCAGCTCCCAACGAACTGTAAGGAGCCATCATGCGCCTGATTGCCACACTTCTCTGCGCCCTGTCCCTGACCGGCTGCGCCAACAAAGCGTACCTAGCCTACGTTGACGCCCACAAGGCGCAAGCAGAGGCTCAGAAAGCCCGCTATCAAGCTCTGGCTGACATCGCAGCGCAAGGTGACACTACGGCCAAGGTCGCTGCAGTCATGTCCCTGCAAATGGGTGGTGGCCAGCAGAACACGCAGATTGCCATGCCCAAGGATTGGGCCGACTACGCGCTCCAGTTCCTTGGCATGACGCTGCCGACCTTTGGGCAAATCTACACGGTCAACAAGCAGACCACGCTGGGCATGCGTCAATCCGACAATGCCACGGCTTTGGGGTTGAGCACCAACTCAGCGTTTGTGAACATCGCCTCGAAGATTCAAGCGCCAGCGGCCAATGTCACAACCATCGGCGGCAACGGCGTGATCGGTTCAGGTACTTACTCGATTGGAGCGAACAGTGGGTCAAACTCTGGCAACAGTGGTCGCCTTGCTGGTGGCAGTATTACTGACAATACGGCTACTCCAACTGTGGTGACCAGCACCAACACCACCACGACAACCACTACGGGGCCATGAAAGACTGGGCCGTAGCATTCTGTGCAGCGGCCCTTCTGATTGGGCTTGTGGTTTGGTGCGCAAGAATTTTTGCTCAGCTTGTATGGAGTTTGTAGATGCTTGCCGAAATTGCCGCCGCCAATGCGGCCTTTGCAGTAATAAAAGGTGCGCTGGCCAACGGCAAAGAGCTACACCAGCTCGGCTCACGGGTCTTTGATTACTTCGACAACAAAGCCAAGATTCAGGAGAATGCCACCAAGAAAGGTGGAGGCTCTGACCTCGAAGAGTTCATGGCGCTGGAGCAGTTGAATGCCCAAGAGGTTGAGCTGCGTGAACGCATGGTCTACGCAGGCCGTCCGGGTATGTGGGCTGACTGGCAGAAATTCCAAGCAGCCGCTGCTCGCAGGCGCAGGGAAGCCAAAGAGGCCGAAATCAAGGCCATCAAGGTTCGCAAGGCCAAGATGGACCAACTCATCGAGTATTTGGTGCTTGGCGTGGCCTCACTCATCCTTACTGGCCTGCTTATTTACGGCATCATCATTTACATGCTGTACATCAAAAAATGAGCGACGACAAGCTGAACGCCAACACAACCCTAGACAAAGTGCTCGGGTATGTGGACTCGCCGTTCAAGCTGTTCGCCATCCTCATTATGGGCGTGGTGGCCTTCGCTGGCTACTTCCTGTGGCAGAACCAAGAGTTCATGCGCGACGCCTACAAGGAGTCCAAGAAGCTGCCTGAGATCAACACCAGCCGGACTGACGAAGCCAGCTCCATGCTGTTCAAGCAAACGGGCGCTGCGGTGGTGGCGGTGTTCAAAGTCAACCCGCTGTTCAACAGTCGGGTGCTGTACCGGGCCTACACCAAGGACGGGCGGGACAAGGGTATTGAGGACATCGACGTTGGGTTGTTCAGCCACAATGCGTCCAACAATTCAGATGTGGTCAAGCTGATGACCAACGAGACCCCCTGCGGGGAGTACCGCTACGCACAGTCTGAGGTTGGCCTGTGGTACTTAGAAAAAGGTGTCACATACACCTGCCGGGTGAGCGTGCCGCCAGACAGCCACCGCTTTGTAGGCCAGATCACGGTGGGCTGGGCGGAGCCACCAAAAGACATCGAGCAAGTAAAATTCATGCTGGAAATCGCCAGCGCCATGTTAACTAAAAGGGGTCACTGATGCTTTCATTGTTTTCAACTCTCGGGGGTCTGCTGATCTCCGGCCTTCCCAAGCTGCTGGAGTTCTTTCAGAACAAAGCCGATCAGGCGCACGAGCTGCGGCTGGCCGCGCTCCAAAACGAGCGTGAGCTGGCCATGGCTGCGCAGGGCTTTGCCGCCCAGTTGAAGATCGAAGAGGTCCGCACCGATCAGGTGGCCATGGAGACTGATGCCCGGATGACTGAGGCTGCGCTTGCCCACGACGAGAAGGTGCTTGAGAAGGCCAGCAAATGGGTTGCCAACTACATTGGCACCGTGCGCCCGACAGTGACTTACATTTTTGTGGCCGAGCTGGTTGCGATCAATGCTTTCATGGCAATCTACTTGTGGCAGCGCCCCGACTTGATCTCCAGCATTGACGACATCATTCGCTACTCCGACTTGATCTTTTCCAGCGATGAAATGGCCATGCTCGGCGGCATCATTGGGTTCTGGTTTGGTAGCCGCCAGTGGAGCAAAAAGTGAAGCTGAGCAGGGCAGGCGAAGACCTGATGCACCGGTTCGAGGGCAAACGCTCTCGACCCTACTTGTGCCCAGCGCACATCTGGACGATTGGCTACGGCCACGTCCTGTACCAAGAGCAGATCAGACTCCCCGTGATGCGTGTCGAAGGCAAGACCACGCCCATGATCCGTAAGGAAATGCCACTGAAACCGGAGGACAACCGTGTCTGGACGAAAGAAGAGATCGACGAACTATTCCGAGTTGATGTCGGAACTTTTGAACGGGGTGTTCTTCGTCTTGTTCCCGGCGTTGTTGGCAGGCAAGGCGCTTTTGACGCTTTGGTATCTATATCGTTCAACTTCGGGCTAGGCAACCTCCAGCGCAGCACCATCCGCATGAAGGCCAACCGGGGTGATTGGGACGGCGCAGCCGAGGCGTTCCGGGCGTGGACCAAGGGCGGCGGCAAGGTTCTCCCCGGGCTGGTCAAGCGCCGAGAGGCAGAAATTGCGCTGTTCCTGAGTTAAGTGCGAAAATGCCGCAACGCTGAGGTAAACCATGCCACTCAAAAAACTAATGTTCCGCCCGGGGGTGAGCCGTGAAAACACGCGCTACCTCTCAGAAAATGTCGGCCCCACTGGGGTTAGCGGCGCGTATGCGGCTGGCTGGTACGAGTGCGACAAGATTCGGTTCCGCTCCGGTACTCCTGAAAAAATCGGTGGCTGGGAGCGCATCTCGGCAAACTCCTTCCTTGGTGTATGCCGGTCCCTGTGGAACTGGGTGACGCTGGGCGGGGCCAACCTGCTGGGTGTGGGCACCAACCTCAAGTTCTACATTGAAAACGGTGGGCAGTACTATGACATCACGCCGGTACGGGCGTCCAGCACCATCAACAACAACCCGTTCGTGGCCACGCTCGACTCCAGCGTCATCACCGTCACAGACACGGCTCATGGTTGCTTCACTGGGGACTTTGTGACCTTCAGTGGGGCAGTTGGACTTGGCGGAAACATCACGGCTGGCGTGCTCAACGCAGAGTACCAAGTCACCGTGGTAAACGCGAACACGTACACCATCACCGTCTCAGCTACGGCCAACGCCACGGACGTATCCGGCTCCCCGGGCGGCGGGGCTTCGGTTGTTGCCGCGTACCAAATCAATACGGGTTTTGAGTTTGCTGTTCCTGTGGTCGGCTGGGGTGCGGGCGGCTGGGGAACTGGTGTGTGGGGCACAGGCACTTCGTCCTTGGAAACCCTGCGCCTGTGGAGCCAGTTCAACTTTGGCGAAGACCTGATCTTCGGGCCACGCGGCGGAGCCATTTACTACTGGGATTCTTCGGCTGGCACAGGCACCCGAGCTATTAACTTGACAGCCATTGGCGGCGCTTCGGATGTGCCCACAGTGCAGAACTGCTTGCTGGTATCGGATGTGAGCCGGTTCGTGCTGGCCTTCGGCTGTAACGATCTTGGAAGCGCCGACCAGAACCCCATGCTGATCCGCTGGTCGGATCAGGAGAACGCAGCCGACTGGACGCCAGCGGCGACCAACCAAGCCGGTGGCCTGCAGTTATCCCGGGGGTCGGAGATTGTCACGGCCATCCAGTCCCGCCAAGAAATTATTGTGTTCACCGACAACGCTGTGTACGCCCTGCAGTATCTCGGGCCACCGGCTGTATGGGGCGCAACCCTGCTTGGCGATAACACCTCCATCGTCAGCCAGAACGCAGTCGCAATCGCCTCTGGGGTTACCTTCTGGATGGGCGTGGACAAGTTTTACAAATACGACGGTCGCGTGCAGACCCTGCGTTGTGACCTGCGCCAGCACATCTTCTCTGACCTCGACAAGAATCAGTACCCGCAGGTGTTCGCGGGGACCAATGAGGGCTTCAACGAGGTCTGGTGGTTCTACTGCTCTGCAGGGTCTCAGGTGGTGGACAAGTACGTCGTCTACAACTACCTCGAAGACATCTGGTACTACGGCACCATGGGCCGCACAGCATGGCTGGACTCCGGCCTGCGGGACTACCCCATTGCCGCGACGTACGTGAACAACATTGTGAACCACGAGTCTGGTGTGGACGACAACTCGACGGCCATGCCCGCGCCAATCACTGCAACGATCACGTCCGCTGAATTCGATTTGGATGACGGCCACAACTTCATGTTCCTGTGGCGCGTGCTGCCCGACATTACGTTCCGTGGGTCCGAATCGGAGTCGCCTACGGCCCGGATGTACATGCAGCCCCTGAAGAACTCGGGCTCTGGCTACACCACACCTCCTTCGGTGGGTGGCGAGAACAACCGGCCAATCACGCGCACCGCAGTGCTGCCAATTGAAGAGTTCACCGGCCAGATTTTCACCCGGGTGCGGGCTCGCCAGATGTCCGTGAAGGTGGAGAGCGATGGCCTTGGCGTGACGTGGCAGCTCGGGGCACCGCGCCTTGATCTGCGCCCGGATGGCAGGCGGTAGACATGCCAGAGCTCCAGAAAATCCCACCCCCAGCGCTGCCACTTGCCCCGCAGTCATATGGGGCGCAGTTCGTGGATCAACTCACGAACGTGTTGCGCCTGTATTTCAACCGCGTCTCGGGGGTAATCAACTCGCTGCTTGGGGTTGATGGCGGGACTGCGATCCAAAACCCTCACGCCCTCTTGATGAGCGATCAAGATCAGACCAGCGCGGGCATCACGTCGGAGAACATTGTCTCGTACAACCAGCCGGTGATCACGCAGGGCGTGGAGGTTCGCAGCGGAAACCAGATTTGGTTTGACGCCGCTGGCCAGTATTTGGTGACGTTCTCACTGCAGGTAACCAACCGCAGCAATGATGAGCAGACGTTTGAGGTGTGGGCCGGTTACGACGGCGCAAACTATCCCCTTTCCAACACGCGGTATGACATACCCGCCCGAAAAAGCGCTTCCGTGTGGACGCACATCGTCCCAGCAATTTCCGGCATCTTCACCGTCACCAACCCGGACACGGAATACCTGACAATCAAGTGGTGGGCCAGCAGCGTCGATGTGTTCTTGGAGCACTACGCCGCAAACACGAGCCCCACCCGACCCGCAATTCCGTCTGTTATTTTGACGGTCAACTTTGTATCAAGGCTGCCGTAACCGGCGGGAGATGAGCATGGCAAATCCATGGGACGACGCATATTCCCAGTACGCCAATCAAGCGCGTTCTGGCGACATCACTGCCGACTTTATCCGCAAGACGTACGGCGGTCTTGAAGGAATGAAGTCCGAAAAAGGCAACTCGTTTGCCGACCGGGTGATCGCCATCCATCAAGAGTTGGAAGACCAGCGCAAGAAGTACAAGGTGCCGACCTCTGGCGGTCAGATCGGAGAGGCTGATACGGTCTGGGATACCGCGTTCCGGCTGGCCGAGACCGGCACAGATTCCCTCTACGACCTTGGCCAGCGGCAAGTGGAGCGCACGCAAGAAGGGTACAACGGGCCTGAAACCTACATGGACATTGAGCTGTACCACAAGCCCACTGGCGCGGCAGTCACCATGCCCAATCATGGGTTCAAGAATGAATACCAACTGCAGTTCACGCCGGACGGCACGCCAGTGGCCTACTCCACACCGAAGCAAAGCGACTGGGTGGAGTTTCGCGAGAGCACCCTGCGGCCCATGGTCAACTTTGCAGCTCCGTTCATTCCCGGCGCGGGTCCTTTTATTGCTGCCGCCAACGCAGCATACGCGGCATCCAAAGGCGACTGGGAAAAGGCTCTGCTGTCTGGCCTGAGTGCTGCAGTGCCGCTGGCTGGGAAACTTGGGGCAAGTGTTGAGACGGCAAACACACTCAGCAACGTCCGGCAGGCGGCGACCGTGCTCAAGGCGCTGGAGAGCAAGGACTTGCTGGGCGCTGCGCTTGGCGGGGCGAACTTGGCCGGTGTTTCTGAGGTGGCCGGGTTTTCCACACAAGACATTGGCAAGGCGCTTGGCATGGTCAACGCACTCCAAAGCGAGGACCCAGCGGCCATCATCAAGGCTGGTGCTGGGTTTTTGCCAAAGGGCGGCTTCGACGGGCCGAAAAGCTCCGACATGATCGAGGGGTACTTTGCCCCGGGCGGTGAGGGCTATATTGCCCCGCCCACCTATGCCCCGGAAACCAAGGGGTACTTTGACGAGGTGACGGGCCACTTCATGCCGGATGAAAACGGTGCCCTGAGTTTCGGTGATCTGACCAATGAGACCTCGGGGACCAACATTGGCTCCATGGACGACTACCAGTACAACCCAGACACTGGCAACTGGACTCTGCCCGACGGCACGGTGATCGACACCAGCTACATGCAGAACAGCA